GATACCTATATCACATATGGACTTTCAACATATGGTCAGAGCATTTGTTAAGTTATCTGAACAGGAAGATATGCTTGACAGGTCAGAACATATGGGAACTATTGTTGATATTATTAAATATAAAGATAGTCATATCAAAAGGTTAAATGAAAAGGTTGAAAGACTTGAAGGTATCATTGAAGAAAAAGATGAAACAATAAACAAACTGTGTGAGAAGAATAAACAAACAGGTTGTGAGTATGTGTTTAGCGAGATACCTAATGACGAGTATGGTAAGAAGTTAACAAGAGGTATGAAGGTATATCTCAATGACGAAACATACACTATGAGAGTGAGAGGACAACACTTGAAGAAGGAGTTGTATGGACAAGGCAAGGCATATTGGGGTCAATCTATTGAAGATTCCACACACCTAAGAGTATATATAAATAAGAAAAAAATTAAATGGAAGGACATAAAATAATGAGTATAACACCTAAACTAGATGAGAAGATGGAAGTAATTACATTCATTGAAACTAAGATGAGAGAAGGCAAAGCCAATCCAAAGATTAGAGGTTGGGCAATGTCTACTATACTTAAACAAGTAGAGGAAACATATGGAGAACATCATGTACCTCTTGCAAGAGATTACTTTATTAGGTATCACAGAAAGGGTAGGAAGTATGACTAGTACACATGATAAATTAATGAATCAAATATTAACTACTAGAGAAATTAGAATTAATGATTCAAAGTATATTATGAAAGGATTTAAAGATGGAGTAACTGATGCAGTAATAAATGGTAGTATGGATGATGAATATACAAATGAATACTACAAGCAAGGCTATGACTTTGGTATATCTTTATATGCAGAGTTGATGGTTAATAATGACTTCTTTAAAGAGAAAAGGAAAAAGTAAATGACAATCTTAGACACAGTAAAGATTAAGAATATGCTTGATGATTTAGTAAATGCTAATGCAATAAACTTAAAAGAGTTTAAGTTTCGTATTGAGAAGTTAGGTTATATAATACACAAGTTAGAGTTACAAACTTCTACAGTACACAATGATGCAACACTAGTTGTTAAGGATATGAATAATAATTATTATACAATAGGAGTTTAGTATATGACACAGATATATAAGGATGACTACGTTAGAGTTGACAAGGATGGAAACCTAGTAGAAAGTTTTGATGTAGTCTATCATGTATCCTCAATAGATAAAGAGGAGATTAGTAATGCTAAGAAATGCAATGAAAGATTTGTAAGAATGATAGACTTACCTAAAAAGATACAAGCTAAGTATCTTAAACACTTTAAATTTATGGGAGTATAAATATGAATGTAGTAAGTTTATTTGATGGTTGTAGTGTAGGGCAGGAAGCATTGAGAAGATTAGGTATTACCTTTAATGGTATAGAAAATACCTACTATGCATCTGAAATATGTCCTCATGCAATTAAGGTTACTCAAGCAAACTTTCCTAACACTAGACAACTAGGAGATGTTACAGACTTAGATGAGTTTGAAATGTCTTGTTGGGATATTGACTTGTTGATAGGTGGTTCACCTTGTCAAGGCTTTTCATTTGCAGGTGGACAGTTAGCATTTGATGACCCTCGTAGCAAGTTATTCTTTGAGTATATAAGAATAAAGAATCAAGTTAAGCCTAAGTATTTCTTACTTGAGAATGTAAAGATGAAGAAGGAATACCAAGATGTTATTACAGAATACATGGGAGTTGAACCTATTGAGATAAACTCTAGTTTGTTTTCTGCACAGAATCGTAGACGTTTATATTGGACAAACATTCCTATTGATATGAACATGGTAGATAAAGGTTTAGTCTTAAAAGATATACTACAGACAGACCATAATGAACCACCTGTTCCTATCAATGAACGTAATGCTAGGCATCACAGGAATGTGAATCAAAAGTCTTTGTGTACTACTGCAACCATGTATAAAGGTGCAGGTAATAATGGTATGACACTTGTTGATAGACTGATACCTGTAGGAGAAGCAGAAGAGTATGCACACTACAATTATAGAGCAACTAAACAAGTATATCATATGGATGGCAAAGCACCTACTCTACTGACTATGCAAGGTGGCAATAGAGAACCAAAGGTTGCAACCTATTCTGCAAAAGGTGGTAGGATTGTTAACAGAAGACTAGATGAGAATGGTATAAGAAAAGATAATCAATTAGAGTTACCTTATACTACTCAAGTAGAAGTGAGAGAAGATAATAAAAGTAATTGCCTTACTACAGTACAGAAAGATACTGTCATTGTGGAAGGTATGACGTGGCGAAAGCTTACACCTATAGAGTGTGAGAGATTACAGACTATGCCTGATGACTACACTAATCATGTATCAAAGACTCAAAGATATAAGATGATTGGTAATAGTTGGACAGTAGATGTGATTGCTCATATCTTTAAAGGTATGGAGTTAAATGAGTGGCATGAAATGTATAACAACAATAAGGAGAATGTATAATGAATAGATATTATGTAGAATTTAAAGATACAAAACAAACTAATGGTACTGCTTACCTATATGTTATGGCATATAGTGATAAACAAATACGAGATATGTTTGACGAGTATGACATAGTAGCAATAGATATAACAGATTAGGAGATAAATATGTGGGGTAGAATAGTAGACTTTTTTAATATAGATTATCATAAGAACTATGGTGAAGGTACAAAGTTTGACCTTGACTATGGAAAGTTATTAATAATTGCATTATGTATTTACATAGCAGTCAAGGTGTAGTATAATGCGAGGTAATGATGATATAAAGTATATGATACTTACGTTGTTTGCTTTTGTATTCTTTATAGGATATGTGAGTTTAGCATGAAAATAAAAAAGATAAATCCTATTGCCAAAGTATTATTTCTTTTTAATAAGCAAGTAGTACAAAATAAAAAAGGCAAAGGTTCATACAAAAGAAAGGAACGATATGGAAAACCTAGAACCAAGTAAACCTAACAGGAAAAAGTTTGATATGGACTTGAAGTATGGTAAGGTAAGAGAAAAACTTGTGGCAGATATGTTGCAGGATAAAAAGATAGAAGTCAAATCTGAAAGAGATGTATGGCAGAAGACAGGCAACATTGCCATAGAGTATCAATCATATGGAAAGCCAAGTGGTATACAAACTACTGAAGCAGATTATTGGTTTCATAATTTATGTATAGGCAAGGAAGTGTTCTGTACTTTAGTATTTGATATTAATAGTTTACGTAAGATTATTGATAACTTAGATTATAAAAAGAGTGTGTCAGGTGGTGACCATAATGCAAGTAGAATGTATCTACTAAACTTGCAGAAGTTATTTTCATCTGATGTAATCAAAACATTTAAAGGAGAACCAAATGGATGATTAAAAAAGTTTTGAAGGATAAGAAGTATAGACTACTACGAAAGTGGGAAGTCACAGTAGTAGAGATAAATAGAAATACTTATGTTGTAAGTGCTAACAATAAGTGGGATGCAATGGACAACATGGAGTCAATGGAAAAGCCTACCTTTACAGAGAGTTTAGATTCTGTCGTTGAGGTAGTAAAGAAAATTAATTATTCATAGGTGAATTATGGAAGAAAGGTATGATGATTTCATGGCAAGAAAAATAAGAGAAGCACAGGCTAATGAACAGTCTGATAATAAAGAAATGAACTTTATTAAATATGGAAAGGATGAGCATGAAGTATATCTTGCACCTCATCTAGTAGATAAATTATCTACAGAAGAGGACATGGTAAATCATCCTACTCACTACAACAAATCAGGTATTGAATGTATTGATGCAATTCAAGCAATGACTGATGAAGGTTTTGAGTTCTACCTTCAAGGAAACATTATGAAGTATCTGTGGAGATATAGATATAAGAATGGTGTTGAGGACTTGAAAAAAGCAGAGTGGTACTTACATAAACTAATAAAGATAAGAGATGGTCATGGCTAATCTTTGGGATGATGACAGAAAAAAATTATATAAAGAAATTTATGAAGAACTAATTCAAGAAGGTTATACACCACAGGAAGCAAGAAAGTATGCTAAACATGAGGTGGCAGACAAGATTGATAGTGACACAGACTTTATAAATGAAATCATAAAACAGGAGTATGAAAATGAGTGAACAAAGAAATGAATTTAGTGGATTTGTAGATGGTGAACACGTTGAGTGTGTTATATCTTATGATGAAAGTAGAGACTTATATGAATGTATAGTTGCACATGATGGTAAGATAGATAATAAGTTTTATTCTATTAAGAGAAGTGCAATGGAAACTATTGCAAAGGTACTAACAAAATGGAAGGAATGATATGAGTGAGTCAAAGGTAATAAAGAAAGGTAGTTGTGACAGGT